GCTATTATTGATGGGGTGCTTGTGGATGTCAAGTCAGCCAACTCTAGGAGCTTCGACAAGTTCCGACGAAACTCAATTAAGAGTGACGATCCCTTTGGCTACATCACCCAACTCATGTTCTACCTTCACGCATCTCCCGACGTTCCAAGAAAAGACATGGCAGCCTTTCTCGCTGTCGATAAAGAACTGGGGGACCTTGCACTGGCCAAGCAACCCCGAGAGGAGATAGATTTTGAAGACCTTATTAGGGACAAGCAACAATTACTTGAGGGAGAACTCCCTCCAAGAGGCTTTGACGATGAACCAGACGGTAAGTCTGGGAACCGTAAGCTTGGAGTCGCTTGCAGATACTGTGCGTTCAAACAGGAATGCTGGCCAGAGCTCCGTACATTTTTATATTCAAATGGCCCAAGATGGCTCACTAAGGTTACTCGTGTCCCCGACGTAGATGAAATAACAGGGAGTAGAATAGTATAAGATGCCTGGAACTATCCCTCACAAGCTTCGCATTGGGTTTAGAGACTATGTTATTCAGCCTATGCAACCACATGAGCGAGGCAACAATGAAGATTATCTGGGACTTCATTACGGACAACGGGGTATCATCACTATTAATTTTACATGTGATCCTCCTTATCCAGATATTGAACTCGTCTCAACCATCATGCACGAGCTATTTCATGCGGTGCTTTCTATACAAGCACATTCCCTAACAGAACAACAAGAGGAACAAGTAGTCGAAGGAATAACATGTGGCTTTATGCAAGTGTGTAGAGACAATCCACATCTCCTAACATGGCTGCATGAGATGACATATGACCCAGACACCCAAGTACCAGAAGACGGACTTCAAGAGCCCTCTAGAATACAATGTCTACCAGTACCTAATGAAACTCGCGGAGAAGTACAAGTTCGAAATCGAGTATGAGGCAGAAGAAATCGAATACACCATCACGAAGAAATATATACCGGACTTCGTTCTTACCTTCCCGGATGGACGGAAGAGCTATATTGAAGCAAAGGGCTACCTTCGTGGAGAGGATCGGACCAAACTTGTTAGTGTGCTTCACTGTAATCCGGGGATACCGCTCCATATTGTCTTCGCGAAGAACAACAAACTCTCCCGCAAGGCCCGGTCCCGTTATTCGGACTGGGCGGAGCGATACAATCTTCCTTACGCTTTGAATAGGATACCTGTGGAATGGCTGAAACCGTCTGGATAGTGTCTGCTCTGATTGATGACCAACAAATAATCTATAGTGTCCACGATACTATGGCTAAAGCTGATCTTATGGTTAAGAAACTGCAAGACGCCGATGCTGAATACTGGCCAGAGATGGGAGAATATACTGTTGAGTAGAACCCACCTAATCATACCTGACCCCCATGCACACCCTGATCACCATAATAAAAGGGCTGACTACCTTGCTGGTCTTATCATTGACCTACGTCCTGATGTTGTTGTGTGTATCGGTGATGGTCCTGATATGCCTAGCTTGGCCAGTTATGATCGAGGAACCAGAAGCTTTCAAGGTCGCACCTATCGAAGAGACATTGATGCGTGGTTGGACTTCCAATCAAGAATGTGGGACCCAGTAAGGGCCCGTAAGAAACGACTACCAGAACGACATTACCTAGAGGGTAATCATGACTACCGTATCAAACGTGCTATCAACTTCCAGCCTGAGCTGGATGGGGCTATCGGATTTGATGATCTGTGTCTCAACGATTATTGGGATGTGGTTACTGAATACAATGGGGCCACCCCCGGCACTGTAACTATTGATGGTGTAACCTATGCTCACTATTTCGTCTCAGGAGTTATGGGACGGGCGATTACTGGTGAACGTCCGGCCCTGGCCTTGGTCAACAAACAACTGCAATCCACTACTCAAGGACACGTTCATACCTTCGACCATTGTCTCCGAACCAATGCGCAAGGCAAGAAAATCTCAGGCCTTGTATGCGGTTGCTATGTCGATTATCCCCAGTCTTATGCCGGAATTTCCCAACGTCTTTGGTATCCCGGTGTCGTCATCAAAAGAGAGGTAGAGGATGGTGTGTATGACCTTCAAACGGTCAGCATGGAAACCCTAAAAAGAATCTATGGATAAATATTACGACATTCTGTTGATCTATAACAATGATCTTTCTGATTTTCTGGAAGACCATGACATCTCCCCTGCTGATGTACTTGTAGCTTTAGACTCCGCTGGGGTCATTGATTGCGACGAAATCCATGCGAGGATGTATTATGGGATCGAAGAGGAACCCGATAGCTAATGATCTTCACCAAACCAAATATCGCCAACGACGGGTGCCTGCCCGTAAGCGAGACTATCTGGACACGCTAGTAAAAGAGGAACTACAAAATGAAAGCCTTTACGAAGACCATCCCGATTTCCGTAGACCACATTCAGATGGCCGTAGCTGAGTACGTTCAGCGCTTCTTCAAGGACGCTAAAGTAATTGGTACTCGCTTGACCTTCAACACTCAAGACCCTATGATGTGGTCTGCTGAGCTTGTTCTTGAGCCTCTTGAGGCTAAGAAGGAAGTTAAGGTTGAGCCTGTTGAGAAAGAAACTCCGGCTAAGAAGAAGAAGGTGGAACCTAAGTGAAATGGATTGTAATAATTGCTTTATGGTTAGCAGTAATCTTCGGTATCCAACACTATGCAAAAGCTGTGGAACAGACTCCAACAAATCTTTACTTGGTTGCCTGTAAAGTCAAAGAGACGGGCAAGCCCTCTCAGTGGGCCCACTATAAAGACTTGGAGTGGGACATCGTTGATGGAGTCCTTGCGTGTAAATGGGTACGTGTTGGAGATGATATCTCAGCCGATGGCTCCCGTATCATTGGAACTCTGGGTAATGCTCAAACACGTAGCGGGTGCGCAATGGAGATTATGGCTATCGCGTCCCAATGGGCGTCCGAAAATCCTGGCTGGTGGCCCGCTGGAGGAACTTGCGATAGCACACGCTTTAGTGACTCAGGGACCCCAGGAAATCCAAGAGATGATCGCCTTCTTGGCAGGGAAGAACCCCAGTCTTGTCCGCGTGCGCTTGGAAATCTACCCATCAAGTGTGTGTATACAGAAAATGAGGTCTGATGAGTTTAAGCGTTTTTGTGTTGACAGTAGGTCTCGCATCATGGTATAATCTACCTGGAGAAACTACTGCAAATGGTGAGTCTATGAACCCCAGTGCCTTCACAGCGGCACATAGAACACTCCCCTTCGGTACCAAAGTAAAGGTAACATATAATGATCGATCAATAGTTGTGCGTATTAATGATCGAGGTCCTTATGTAGATGGGAGGGTGATTGATCTAAGTCCCGCTGCTGCTGCACACTTACGCATGAGAGACAAAGGGATAGCAAAAGTTAAACTAGAGGTAATTGATGACAGCTGAATTTGAATATCCGTTTCGGAACGCACTATCCCAAACGGTCTTTAAAAATAAGTATGCACATGAAGGATGTGAGACGTGGGCCGAGTTGGCTCACGTTCTCGTTGAGGATGTGTGTCAAGATAAGATGCCCAAGGATGACAAGGATCAACTGACACAGTTCATCGCTCACATGAAGTTCATTCCTGGTGGGAGGTATCTGTACTATGCCGGACGAAGAAAAAAGTTCTTCAACAATTGCTATCTTCTCAAAGCTGAGGAGGACAGTAGAGAAGACTGGGCTAACCTCTCATGGAAATCTGAGAGCTGTCTCCTCACAGGCGGTGGAATTGGAACTGACTACTCTGAATATCGAGAGAGCGGTCGAACTCTTTCGGGTACTGGAGGCGTGGCAAGCGGCCCAATTCCCAAGATGCTCATGGTCAACGAAATTGGTCGTAACGTCATGCAAGGAGGAAGCCGACGCTCGGCCATATATGCGTCCCTTCGGCATAGTCATAAAGATGTGGAACAATTCCTGGACATTAAAAACTGGCATAAGAGAACAATTCCAGGTGGAGGAAAGTTCACTCTCGCAGACGCTAAGCGGCATGACTTCAACTGGCCAGCTCCCCTTGATATGACTAACATCAGTGTCAATTACGACACTGCATGGTTATTGAACTATTACAAAACAGGAGATGTAGGCGATGTATTTCGGAGAAATGTTTCTCAAGCGTTGGAGACGGGAGAGCCAGGATTCAGCTTCAACTTTTTCGACAAGGAGCATGAAACACTTAGAAACGCTTGCACAGAAGTATCCTCTTGTGATGACTCTGATGTTTGTAATCTTGGGTCTATCAATCTCAGCCGCATACGAAGCATTAGTGAGTTGGCCTCTGTGGTTGCCTTGGCTACTCGCTTCCTCATTTGTGGTACTCTCCGTGCCGATCTACCTTACGACAAGATACGTGAAGTTAGAGAAAAGAATCGACGCCTGGGCCTCGGGCTCATGGGTATTCACGAATGGCTAATTCAACGAAGGTATAAATACCATGTCGCAGACGAACTCCACCAGTGGTTGGATACGTACCGAGGCGTCTCAGACAGTGAGGCCCGGAGTTTCAGTGAGAAACTATCTATCTCGACCCCTGTCGCCAAGCGAAGTATTGCTCCTACAGGGACAATTGGGCTACTTGCTGGGACTACTACAGGGATTGAGCCTATCTACGCCGTTGCTTACAAGCGTAGATATCTCACTAACGGAACCCGATGGAAGTACCAGTACTCTGTCGATTACACGGCACAAACCCTCATCGAAGAGTACGGAGTAAATCCTGACGATATTGAAACAGCAGCACAACTAGCTACTGACTATGAGCGGAGGATTAAATTCCAAGCTGATGTCCAAGACTATGTGGATATGTGTATCTCTAGTACTATTAACCTCCCTAGTGGGGTTGGTGTGGATGTGGAACACTTTACCCACACTTTGGCCACTTATGCTCCTCGCCTTCGCGGTTTTACCTGTTACCCCGATGGTTCTCGTGGGGGTCAGCCTCTTGTTGAGGTTCCTTACTCGGAAGTAGTCAACCAACTTGGAGAGGAGTTTGAAGAACATGTCGAAGTCAACGACACTTGTGAAGGCGGCGTATGCGGGATATGAGTGACCCAATGAAGCGCATTGAGCAGTTAG